CTGGTATAGCCCGCACTGGACACTTGATCCGTTGTTTTGGACTGATTTGCCGGAAAACCCACCAGAGCCGGAAGGTGAAAAATATGCGCGCCAAGAGGCGATGACTGCTGTCAGAGGCGAGGCCCTTTGAGGCTCGAAAGAAGCAAAGCAGAATGGCATTGCCTGCGCGTTTCGGCGCGTGGGCAAGAGCCAACACATGCCGAAAAGGTGGCAACGATTATCGGTGTGCAGGAACTCAAAGGCTACATGCTGCAACTGCACAAAGAAAACCGCCTAGACGAAAACGCCAAGGCGGCAATTCAAAAAAGGCTTGCCGAACTTGAAGCCTTCTACGGGCGCAAGCTAGGATAGATCGCTGGCCGCCAGCCAAGCCTCAAAAGCCTGCCAAGCCGCGTCACATCCAAGCGCAACACAGGCAAACGCTCCAGCCTTGGCCGATGCTGCAAGATATTCCTTCTGCCCATCCTGCCACCTCCCGAGCGCCGGATCGCGGCGTTTCAATTCGCAGACAAAGGCCACCCGCGCCGGAATGATAATGTCCGAAGCGCCCGGCGTCATGCCTTCGGCCTTGTGCTTCGACACCGCGCCAAATTGGCCGCCGATCCGCAGCCCCTCATTGCGCGGGTGCAGGGCAATCTTCCCCCATGTATCAGGATGCGTGCGCCGCAGCCGACCAAAGAACGTGATCTGTTCTTGCTCTTCGGTCGGGCATTTACCGCGAAACTCCAGATCACCGAATGTCAGCACGCCATTCTGCGCGATGTCATGAAAATCACTGAGCCGCATGTTTTTCTTCCTCGCTAAATGGATTCCACTCGATTTCCGCAATGCTTGGCGCTTCTGGCTCTATGTCTTCAGGGAGGTTGTAGGCACGTATTCCGAAGAACCCGCTCTCAACGTCCTTGCGATACGTCACGGTCCTTGGCGCAACCGTCCCGCATTGCGTAGCAGCATCAAAAGCGTTCCATTGAGACTGCCCTCTAATGTGCTTGGCCTCTGGCATCACCCAAGTCGTGAATTGCCTGTAGGGCGTCACCCATTCAACGCGCAGGGTCTTGTTGCCGCTGCGGCTGATGTTGGGCGATGCTGACATGCTAAGAACACGGTCAGTCTGCCAGCGCGTGGGATCGCGTTTCAGCGCCTTGAAATCAGCCTTTAGCTTCTCGTTAGGATCGACAATCTCGCAATTGCAAAATGCACAGTGCCGCGCTGCAATGTCGTTCTCCATGCTGCAATTTGGGCACTCTTTAAACGTCCAGCGATAGTCGCAGCGTTCATACTCACCGCGCTTGCCAGCTTGCACCATCCCCATGCAACGCCGACCAAAATGCACCGGGATTGGACCAAAGTCGGACATGATCTGCCGACCATCCAGATCGAGCGCATAGCCCGCCTCATCATACGGATAGTCAAAATACTGCGGATTGACGCTGACCATATTTTCATATGAGCAAGACGGGCAGATGCAGGTCATTCCGTCACCACCGCCACCAGCCTTACTAGCCTTCACAACAGGTGCAAACAGATCACCATCAGGGCAATGGTCCTCAAGGTTGGTCGTGTAGTCCAGCACAAGGCAATCCGTCTTTCCTTCGTGCAATCGCAGCCCGCGCCCAATGATCTGCTGTAAAAGGCCAACGCTTTCGGTCTTGCGAAGGATGGCAATTAAATCAACGTGGCTTGCATCGAAGCCCGTGGTCAGCACCGACACGTTCACCAGATATTTGATCTGCTGCGCCTTGAACCGCTTTAGGATGCTGTCGCGCTGGGCTTTAGGGGTTTGCCCTGTGACGATCTCGGAAAGCTCTGGCGGCAGGCTGGCCATGATTTCTTGCGCGTGCTTCACGGTGGCAGCAAAGAACATCACGCCTTTGCGGTTGGCCGCCTGAGCCACCACGTCGCCCACAATCGCCGCTGTCTTGCGCCCTTGGCCGTGATAGGCACGATCCACTGCATCAGCATCAAACTGGCCACGGCTGTTCAGCGCAAGCCCGCTGGTGTCATATCCACTGGCATTGATGGCCCCGATTATTGGCGGTGTCAGGTAACCCATGCCGATCAGTGCGCGTGCATCTATTTTGTAGACGCATTTCGCAAAGTAGGGGGAAAATGCCGTATCTTCGCCGTTTATGCGCCCGTTGTCGTGTTCTTGGAAAATCCACCCAGACCCAAGGCGATAGGGCGTAGCCGTCAGCCCGCACACGCGCAGATTTGGGTTGCCTTCGCGCATTGCTGTGATGATGTCCCGCACAGTTGGCGTGATGCCGTGCGCCTCGTCCAGAATGACCAGCGCATAGCCGCTTGGCCCCTGCATTTGGAAACGGCTAATCTTGTTCTTAACGGTCAGCGGAGAGCCAAACACCACAGGGTGCCGCAATTCCTTTGCACCGGCACTGGCAGAGAACGTGCTGGCCCGGTTCCCCGTGGCCAGAAACTTCTCGCGGTTTTGCATCACCAACTCGGCACTGGGGGCAAGGCATAGCACACGCTTGCCTGTCATGCCGTGGATCACTTGGGCAATCTCTGCGATTATGTGAGACTTCCCCGCGCCAGTGGCCGCGTCGATAATAAACGGCGCTGCGCTGCGCTTCATCCATTCCAACGCCGCATCTGCCGCGTCCTGCTGATACGGGCGGAGGGTCATTTGACCACCCAATAGCTTGAAGGCTTGCCGCGATACGGTTCAAGGTCAGCACTCGGTATCAGCGCCTTGACAGCCTTGGCATAGGCAATCGCACCAGCCTTTTCGATCTTGGTCAGCTTGCGCCCAGCAAAGATCGTGTCCTTCTGACCAGAAATGCGAACCATATCAGCAAGCAACTCTTTCTTGCGTTCCTCTGCGCGGTCGATGGCCTCACAGATTTGGTCGTATTCAGCCGCGATCCGGTGCGCTTCTGGCGTGTCGATGATCGGGCGCTTTGGCTCAAGGTGGATTGCAGGTTCTTCCCGCTCGGCCAAATACTCCGCATAAAACTGTCGCAGTTTTGGCAGGTTTTGATCTTGCCAAGACCCGCTCCACATTACTTTTTCCATTGAAGTCCCGTTTGGCGACCACTGGTAGAAATTCCACCACGACCTATTCGTGACCCAAATCGAAAACTGCACTTGGTCAAAATAATGTGGCTGGTCAAAGATCGATTTAAACGCAGGCGCTTCATCTTTCCGCAAGCCAAACGGGCATTTGATCTCAAGGCCACCCTCTTCGCCAATCAACCCGTCCGGGCTGCACCCTGCCCAATCCTCGCGCGTGATAAACCCGACAGCCTCAACGGCATTTCCCGTTTCCATCACGTATTCGGTCAGCGCCCCAGCCTCATTGCGCGTGCCGTATTCGGTGGCAATGTTGCCTTCGAATTCAGGTCCCGCCCCGACCCATTCACGAACCATGCGGCGCATCACATCGTCGCGCGTGGCATAAGGTGCATGGCCCAAGATCGCTCCCACAGACGATGCTGTGATGCGGCCCTTGCGTGCTGCGTGCCATTCTTCTGTTCGCTGTTCCAATTTTGGCTCCTATGTGTTTTGATGGTGTTGCCAGCGCCGCGCCTCTGAATACTCAGGGTAATCGGCTCCTCCCGCCTTCGTGGCGCTGGCAACCTTGCTCCAGCTTAGATCAACCAGACTGGAGCAAACGGGATGTCATCATCGACCAAGCCGGGCTTGGCGTAGCCGCCACCGCCTGTGCCGAAATCATCGCGCTGTGCCGGTGCAGCACCCGCTGCGGGCAAGGGCTTTGCTTCTGCGACATAGATGTCCTTTGCGCCCTTTGACGCCACCGCTGACACCCAGTTGCCGTGCATCATGCCGCCGTTTCGCGTGTCTGGCATTGACCAGATCATCATGCTTGCAACCATCGGCTTGTTTGTCAGGCTCAAAAGGTCATCGTTGGTCGGGCGTCCCGGCTTTGCGGTCAGCTTGCCGCCCGCATTGGCATCGATGGCTGCCAGCATCTTGCGGGCTTTGTCGCGCTTCTTAATGCCGGACGCTTCGTCCTTGGCGCTGGGGTCCATGTCCAAGACCCACAGCTTGTGAAACACCTTGCGGTTTTTGTATTCCTCGGGCGCAAGCACTGTCCAGCGTGCCGAGATAAACTCCTCGCCAGTGGGCTTCATCTCCCACTTGCATTCGTCAATCATGGCCAGCACTGACGATCCCGCCGGGATCGGTTCAATATTGCCCGAAGGCACCTCATATTCGGTGCCGGTGTTTGCGGCTGTCTCGCCGTCGCTCAAGTCCCAAAAGCCCATCATTCGGCCCCTTCTTCATTGGTGTTGAATTTTGCCCCGCCAAGCGACGGGATGACTTTGGCCAACGGGTTTTCCCCGATGCGGTAATCAAGTGGATCGGTGATGCCGTAGCGGTTCTTCGAGACGTTGGCAGCCGTAGCATGGCAGACCATTTCCAGATCGCCCGTGCTGATCGCCTTCTTACGGTCGCCGTCCTCGCCCTTGGTGTAGGTCACAAGACGCAGGAACCCGACAACATCCACATCGTCGGTGTAGGGCGGCTGTGATTTCGGCGGCAGGCGCAAAGTCCAGCGCATATAGTCGTCAACGTCGGGCAGCTTCAGCGTTTCCACATCAGCGTGCGCCACGAAGACAACGTGCATCCCGCGCTTTTCATTGGCAAGCCCAGCACCCTTGCGGACGCGCTGGTGCATAGCCGACACAGCAGCCGTGCCCGCGCCGTATCCACCAAGGGCTTGGTTGATGCTCTTGGCCTTCGGGTCTTGCGCCAGAACATCTGCCACGAACAGACGCTCCAAGGCGGTCACGCTGTCGATCACCAGCGTTTGGTAATCGTGCGGCTCGTGGATCACCGCCGTGATTTGCTCCCAAAGCTGAGATGCGCTTTGCAAAAGCGGAAACGCATCAGGGCGCTTGTCTGCCGGGATGGCTTGCATCCCATCTTCTGCACGAATGAAGATCGGCTTCGGAAATGCCGCTGCAAGGCTTGTCTTGCCCCGCCCAGCATCGCCGCAAACTGTCACAATGACAGGCCGGTCAACCGGCTTGCGTGCTAACTCCATGATTGACATGGATCGTTCCTTTCATGTTTGGCACCTTGTGCCTCGCCTGACCGGGGCAGGCTCTCAACCCGGTGACTTGACATTGCATTGTGCGCTAGAGTATGTCAAGAGGGCATAGACGCACAAAGGAGGAGTTTTTTCACATGATGACGTTGGCCCATATCCGGTGGTGTTTGGAGGATCGAAAGCTAGATGTTGTGGCTAGTAAGACTGGTGTGCATCGCAACACGCTGTCTGCGATCCGCGATGGCCGTAACGAAAACCCGACGCTTCGCACCTTGGAAGCTCTGTCGGAGTATTTTGAAAATCAGTGGGACAGGGTTGTCAAATGACCCGCGATCCTGATTTTCCTGCGCCTGTTCGGCCAGCACGACCAGCGCATATTGTTTCGCAGGCAATCGTCTATCTTGACACGCTGGCCGAGCAAGACGCAGAGGCTGTTGCATGGGCGGCCTATGATTGGCTGAACATCCGCGCGGCTGGTCTGCCACTTCTGCCACTCATTGACGGCACTGCCCGCGATGACGCAAGGTTCTGGGCTGAGACTGCCAACCCGTCAGAACTTGAGTGCTATGCGCTTGCCGCCGTTGACAGGCTTGGCGGCATGAGCGGTGGTCATGCTCTGTTTGCGTCTCGGCAGATCAAGCGTCTTGCTGGTGCGCTTTGGCGGCGCATGTCGCCCGGCGAACAATCGGCCTTTGCAAAATGGGCCACAGATCAAATGGAAGGTGAAAAATGAGTGCCGACGATTTCGCAGACTTTGAGGCGGGCTATAACGGTGCCAAGTTCGGGCAATCACCTCAAGCCGCGCAAGCCTATTCACAGGATGAGTTTAGCGCCGAAGACTTCGCACCGCCCGCCCCAGAAGCCCCTGAGCGCAACGACCGCTTCCCGCCACCCTTTCCCCTTGACGGCCTAGACCTTCTCACCCCGCCCGGCTTTGTCGGTGATGTGGCTGCGTGGATCGACAGCCAGTGCCGTTATCCCCGCCGTCGCTTGGCCGTGGCATCTGCCATTTCTGCCATCGGCAACATCGGCGG